TTGCCGTAGGCGTGGGCGTAGCGGTAGGCGTAGGTGTTACTATCTCCTGTGGTACTATCTCGCTCTCCGTTTCATTTGTGGAACAAGCCGACAAAAATAAAAACCCTGATACGGCTATACCCATAATAGCTACGATATTGAAGATGCCCATAATCTTAAACAATCTGTCATACATAGCCTTTTCTCCCTACAATATAACCGCCCTTGAAATAGCTTGTCTTTTTCAAGTCGTATTCCCATACGGTGTGTTCTTCAAGGTAACTGATTAAATTCTCACTACCTACAATCGCTAAACGATCTTTGCTTACGAAGGCATTGTAAGGATCAATGCGTACCTGCTTTAAGACACGCTGCAAGAATTCTTCCTTCGGGCTATTCCAAATGTATTTGATGTAGTCCGAACTTCTGTCTTTGATTTCAAGCCCACAATCCTCGCACTTCGCCAGGAATTCCATACTTTGTGCTTTGCCCGTAACAAACATCTGTCTGTTCTCTGAATCGCAACGAGGGCAATTATGAAGGTAGATTTGCCCCTTGTACTTTCGCATCTTTGCTTCTTTTGGCATTGTTATCTCTCCTTATATGAGCTTTCTCTATTGCTTCTCCCCTCTGCTTCGGTGTAAACAACCGCTTTGCAGGTATCGTTGAATATCTCGCAAGCATATCCTGCTCTCGAAGGGTGAAACCCTTACCACCTAACGCCCTATGAACATAAGCCAAGCTCCGGTTGATAACATCTGCTATCTCTTGTGCGTTCGCAAAGTGAACATAAAGCATCGGGTATTCGTTATGTCCTGGTCGATATGATCTCATTTATAGCCCCCGATACATAACCAAAATCTTCCATGACATAGTGAAGTATACTGTCAACTACGATTACCGTGTTCCATTCGGGCTTTTCTTCAGCATCTTCCGTTTCAACGGGATAGAAATACTGAATCTGATTGATATTGAAGCTGCACGGGTGAGTATATCCACCAAGCTCGTCATATTGTGTTAGTGTGATAAACATATCTTATCCTTTCACTTGTGAAACATAAGGCACAAAAAAATACTTATTGATCTCGTAGTCCTTGATGCCTAACGCTCTCCTGATTACCTCAATCTTATCTGAAGATATAGGTGTCTTGTTAGACAAATAATTGCAAACCGTATTGTAAGATATACCTACCTGCTTTGCGAACATCTCATTAGTCTTGTAGACTTCCTTAATCTTCTGCTGAAGCAAACTGTAATCGTGCTTATAGCGTACCAAAATTGATTTCCTCCTTTTCACAATATTTTGTGTCTTGCGACTATGTACTCATAATAATCTTTGTGTTTCATTAAGTCAACCCTATTTTACTCACAATTTTTTGTGTATCATTAAAGTAACAATTCTGTAATACAAAAGGGGGGTGATTAAATGATTAAGAAGATCGATACATTAGCAAATAGGCTATCTTACGCTATGAAGATGCAAAATGTAGGTGTTTGCGAATTGGAACGATCAAGCGGTGTAGCGAAGGGTTTAATATCCAGGTACATCAACGGTCTAAAATTTCCAAAAGACAATAACATCAACCGCCTATCTAAAGCCCTTCATGTGAACCCTGAATGGTTAAAAGGGTACGATGTACCGATTGCCGCTACGCCCGTCAGCGTCACCACCGACGAAGAACGGTTGCTTGCCTACTATCGTGCCTTAACCGCTATTCAGAAGGAAGCTTTGCTCGACAAACTTACGGGGGATAACGAAGATGCCTAAAGCCTATTATGACGATGCACGGAAGCGGTGGGTTATTGACGGTCAAAAGGACGGTGTGAGAAAAATCTTCACATCTACGAAGAAGGGGTTATCAGGAAAGCGAGAAGTCATATCCAAGTACGAAGCGTGGCGTGATTACGGCGGTGATAACCCTGCCCCTATCACCGTAGAAAAGGCCGTAGAGCTTTTCCTTGAAGATGTATGTACCCGATATGGTAAAGATAGTGAGAGCTATCGTGGAGCTGAAATATACACCCGTGTATACATACTTCCTGTCTTTAGGCACAAAGCAATAGCAAGTGTGAAGCTATCCGATTGGCAATCGCTTATAAACCACGCTAAACCGCACTCTAACCAAACTGAAGTGCTATCGAAGAAAACCCTTAAAAATCTCCGATCCGTAATCAATCGACTTCAGAAGTATTGCTATAACAATTACTATACTGAAGCGTGGCGTGGTGAACTCTACATACCCGAAGGACACCCGACAATCGGCAAGGAAATACTACAACCTGCGGATATTCAGCGACTATTTGAACCGTCTAATCTATGGTATCACCCGTGCTTCCTTGTAATGATGCTATGTGGGCTTCGCCCAGGTGAATGTTTAGGCTTGCAGGTGGACGATATAAAAGACGGCATAATCCATGTCAGACGGGCTATCAACGATTCTAACCAAATAACTCACGGTAAGAACCGGAACGCTATTCGTGATATACCTGCTCCGAAGCAAGCATTAGAGATTATCAATAAAACGATTGAGCGTAACAAATCTTGCGGATTGCAAACCAAGTGGATATTCTGCGGATATTCGGGTGAACACGGTAATCAATCCACCTTGCGTACACAATGGTATATCTTGAAGCGTGAACGGGATCTGCCAGGTTGTCCGTACGCACTCCGTCATACATTCGTATCTATCGTATCTGCTCAATCCCACATATCGGAAGGTAATCTGAAGATGCTATTAGGACACTCGAAGTCTATGGACACTTACGGTGTCTACAATCATAGCGTAGACGGTGAATTGCAGAAAACGGCTGCCGTGATTGATACAACCTTCGAGAAAATAAGAAAGGCCGCACCGTGAAGAACTATGAAGGTATGTGTGAAAAAGGAACGATGCGGCCTGATTGCGCACGGCGGTTAAAGTCACAGGCTTTAAGGGAAAACAAAAGAAACCAACCGCCACTTATATTATAGGTACACCGTTCTCTTTGTGCAACGAAAATCAGCATCAGGACGGGATTTAGGACGGAAGTAGTGTATTTCAGGTGAGGACAATGGTATTTCGGGGAACGGAAAAAGCCTTATTTTTCGGGGTGTTTACTTTGTGTAACTATCTCCTGATACGGACAAACGAGATTTCGATTCCCACCATTGGCTCCACAAAAAGCCCCGCCAACATTGAGTTAGCGGGGTTTATGATTTTCGAGGACGGGACTTTGGACGGTACTAAAGAAAATTTTAGCGTTGCCTGAAGGTAACTATTTCTTGTATTCCCTCGCTGCAAGCTGCGACTTCTTACCCCACAATCCGTCTGTCTTTACACCAAGAACTGATTGACATACTTTGACGGCGTTATATGTTTCGTTGCCGTACTCGCTATCAGCACCAAAACGAGGTAAGCACCCAGGGCTAATCCACAAAAGAAGATTCTGCAATTTGCGTACTTCGATGCCTTTATCACCCTTCTTGAAGTAACCCCTTGAAGGAAGTGTCGGGAATTCACCCGTGTAACCATGCTTTTCGGGTGTAGGCGTAGGCGGTGTAGGTGCTACTTCGTCAGCAAACTTCGGTGTGATAAAACCCCTGATGTACTGTCCGTTGAACTGTACTGTTCTATTACCAACCTGATAGATGCCGTTTACCTTCTTATTACCTTCAGTAACAACGAAGGAATTAGCACCGACACTTGTTATGATACCCGTATGATCGTGTCCGGTTATATCTTCGGGGGGATTACCTTTATCTTTCCAATCGTAGATAATCACATCACCCGTTCTCGGAATGTAAGAATCGGATTCAACCCAAATGCCCGCCTTTTTAGCCTTCGCCATAAGGGAATGGTCGCCCGTACCACATGAGCAATCACAAGGTACGCCGATACCGTCTTTGAGTATATTATCCGTTTCATAAGCACACGCACCTACGAAGTCTGCACACCACGGATCGTTTATACTGTTCTTACGCCCTGCATCACAACCCTTGTTATAGTCTGCGATTATCTGCTTATGTCCTGAAGAACCCTTCTTTGTGCCAAGCCAACTAACGGCTTTAGCAACGAACTCGCTTCTCTTACCCATACTCATTTCTCCTTAATCTGCTTGTAAATCTGATTGATACCCGTAGCGGAAAAACCGCTTACAATGCCGATAGCAACCGCTACCGCCCAATTTTCAGCAGGTATGAAGTTAGGAATAGATGCGAAGATAACAACACCTAAAATCGCACCGATAACACCGCAGATTACGGGAATAAACTTATCAAGTTTCTCGTTACCAATGGTCTTACAAATTGCTCCTGCGAGATAGCACATAACCACTATTGCCGGAAATGCTACAAATTCTGTCAATTTAAACCTCCCTCTTAATATCGTTGCGTAGCTCGTCAATCCTAACGAAAGCCGTTTCAACATCACGCTCCACAACCGCTACACGCTCGATTAGCTTGTTATAATTCTCGATACGAGCGGATAACTCCTGGATTCGTTCTTCTGAATGTTTAGCGTTCTCCGTGATCTTTGCATCGAGATTTTTAAGCCGTTCGTCAGCAACCTTATCGTGTGCGTTATTTGAAACGATAGTAGCGATAATAGACGGCACGGCTACGCTTAATCCCGTTACTATTGCCACTATAATTGTGTTATCCATTTTCTGTACCTCGTAAGCATTCCATTAGTGGAACATAACTTGATTATAGAACACACTAATTCATAACACAAAGAATTAGGTTTTGATGTTATGGAATAGGAAAGTCGGTTCAGTTCCTATTTTGCCGAATTTGCTTATCGGTAATATATCTTAAAACCCGTATTGGTGCTCTTGACATCATTTCCATTTAGTATAAATGTCGCAAGTCTGATAGCGGTATTACTAATTCCAAAGTCAATTACATTCTGTTGACCGTTGTTCATACCTTGAATGTAATGCAATTCAGTAAAACCGCCCGACAAAAAATCGGTGATTTCTTTGGTCGTTGCAATAGTGGTATATACTTGCGAAGAACCTAACTGTCCGCTTGTGTATGTCCTTGCTACAATCTTGATTTCATTAGCGGTTGAAAATATCCCCGATATATCAGCGGTATCTGTTCCAGAATAATTACCTAATGTAGTCCATTCCTTGTTGGCTTTTGTCCCAACCGCCCCCGCAACCTCATTCACCGCCCCGACCAAAGTCTTGTTGGTCGTGTTGAGCGTGTCGATGTTCTTGTTGTTGATTACATCAACCGCCACGCCCTCGGCTATGCGAACAGTTTGCTCGCCCCTCTTGGTGTAGTATTCGAGGCTCGTATCTCCGTTCGTGTCCGTGAATACATTGTTAGTTCCCACGATTGCACTAATCTGTGTAGGTGTCAACTGTATTGTCTGAGGTGTGGCGAGTTCGTAGCAGAGTT